GGAGTTGGTATTCCTGAATCTAGTTTAGATGTTTTTGATTTCTATGCTATCTCACAATATTGCAATGAATTAGTACCTACAGGGCGTTCAGGTGAAGATGGAGAACCTGAAGAAGAACCTAGATTTTCTTGTAACTTAATAATCAATTCAAGAGCAGAAGTTTATAACGTCATTAATTCAATGACGAGTATATTTAGAGGGATGGCATATTACGGAGCAGGTGCATTAGTAACGCTTCAAGATAAACCACAAACTGCTCAATATCTATTAGGTATTTCTAATGTTGTTGAAGGAAGATTTGAATATTCTGGAACGTCCCAAAAAGCTCGGCACACAGTAGTAACAGTTAAGTATCAAACGTATGATTCTTTAGGAGATGTAAGAACAGAATATGTAGAAGATTCTGATGCTGTAGCGAAGTACGGGATTATTCAAAAGGATATTCAAGCTTTAGGTTGCTATTCTCAAGGTCAGGCTAGGAGACTGGGTAAATGGACATTATTAAGTGAACAAAATTTAACTCAAACAGTTACTTTCTCTGTAGATATTTCTTCTGGAATCATATTAAGACCAGGAATGGTTATTGATATAGCAGATGAAGTAAAGGCGGGATTAAGAAGATCTGGAAGAATTACTTCAGCAACAACCCAAACTGTCACGATTGATTCTGATTCTACTATTACAGATACGGGTACTATACTTACAAAATCTCCTACATTATCTGTATTACTTCCTACAGGATTAGTAGAAACCCGCCCTATTGCTAGTTTTAATGGAAGAGTAATAACTATTGACGGAACATTTTCTGAAGCTCCTAATCCAGAATCAGTATGGTTAATACAAACTAGTGATGTTTTATCTCAACAATATAGAGTAGTTGCAGTATCAGAAGAACAGACAGGTATTCATACTATTGTCGCTCTTGAATATAATTCAACAATTTATGACGCAGTTGAAGCAGACAACAAAGTAGAGCAGAGGGATATATCCAATCTTACAGAAGAACCTGGCTTACCGACTTTATCTCCTGATAATAAGGATTACTTATATCAAAGAGGACAAAATGTTTTAGTAGGGTTCAGTCTGTCTTGGACAACTCCTACAGATGGAGGTAATGCAACTTCATTCTTGGTTTCTTATAGAAGTGCTGGTACTAATAATGTCTTTGGAGAATGGCAATCTGTTAGACAAGTTGGGCCATCTTTAGAGATAGGGAGTTTGATTGCTGGAAAATTAGAAGTAAGAGTTCAAGCTTTTAATTATTTAGGAGTTGGAGGTCCAGTTGCTTCAAGAATCTATACAATCGCTGGAAAATTAACTGCTCCTGCTGACTTACAGAATTTATCATTTGAATCTATCAGTGAAAACTCTGGAAGACTTAGATGGACTCAATCAAATGATTTAGATGTAAAAGTAGGCGGAAGGGTTCTTATTCGTCATACAAATGACACTTCAAACAATGCCAGTTGGAATAATTCAACTGATTTGGTAGACGCACAGCCTGGGGTACAAACAGAAGCTGTTGTACCGAAAATGGTCGGTACTGTGTTTTGTAAGTTTGAAGACTCATCTGGGATACAAAGTGCTACTGCTGCAAAAGTCGTTATAGGAGATACTCAAAAAAATCAGCCTATTGTTTTCACTCATTATGGAGCAAGTTCTGGAAGTCCTACGAGAAAAGATCCTGGCTTCGGCGGTCCAAAAGTTAATACTGAAGTTAGCGGATCTGTTCTCCAATTAACCAGTTCAGGGGGCAATGTTAGTAGTAGTGGTTCGTACACCTTTGGCAGTGGAACGTCAAGCATCAACACTTATGATTTTGCTAGTATTACGGATGCAACAGAACATGATTATTCAATAAATTTCAAACGACATCTTGTTAGCAGGGGAAATAATGTCAGCGAATTAATGGATACTTGGGATGATGTTGACGCAAGAACTGATTGGGACGGAGATGTTGCAGATAAAGTGAACGGAAGGATGTTGATTCGTTCCACAAAGCAAAATCCTTGGGGATACAACGGCATTACAGCAACGTGGTCTGACTGGACTCCTTTTGCTATTGGTACGTTTGATGGAAGAGCTTTCCAGTTTAAACTTGAACTTACGAGTGCTGATACAACTCAAAATATTCTTGTAGATCAGGTTGGATTTTCGGCAAGTATGGACAAGAGAACAGAACAGAGCGTGGGGACTGTAACAAGTGGTACTTCTTCGGCTACGGGTATATCTTTTGCTAACAAATTCTTTATTGGTGGAGTATTTGCTAATAATTGGTGGCATGCAGGTCAGAATAATACGACATTCTTACCTAGTGTCACTATTACTCCCACAAACCTTGCCACAGGTGAATATTTCAATGTTACTTCTATAACTGCTGCTGGTTTTAACGTTGAATTTAGGAACAGCAGTGGTGATCTGGTTGCAAAACAGTTTTACTGGAGTGCTACTGGTTTTGGTAGATTGTCGTAGAATAAAAAGAATGACGGAGTAGAACCATTACACAGCACGATTACACAATTGATAATGCTTCGGGGAGTGCTGTCCGTGGTGACATAGAGAACGCTGTTAAGGCATTAAATAGCCAGAACAGTGGAGGAACAGCTCCTACAAGCAATATTGATAAATTTACTCCTTGGTCTGATACAACAAATAACATATTAAAAAGATATAGTGGTAGTTCATGGATTAGTCATAGGAGAACAGACGGGTCTGTAATTATTCCAGATGGTTCTGTATCGAGTCCTGGGATTGAATTTTCTGATGACAGCAATACAGGAATTTATAGCCCTGGTACGGATCAAATAGCAATTACTTGTGGAGGGACACAACGATTTTTACTTACAGGTGTGTCAGCAGTAGCTACTGTTCCGATTGGAGTAGCAAACGGAACTGATTCGGCTCCACAATATACCTTTACTTCAGATTCCAATACAGGTTTATATCGTTATTCCTCTGATAACTTAGGGATCACGACAGGTGGTGCTGCTTGTGCTGTCTTTAATACGAATGGCCTGAGTCTGTGGAACGGTAAAAAGATTTCTTTATATGACACTGGTAGTTCACATTATGTTTCTCATAAAGCACCAGCATTAACAGCAAATGTTGAATTTACTTGGCCTAGCGATGCAGGTTCTAATGGACAAGTTTTAGCAACAAACGGGTCAGGTACTCTTAGCTGGCAAGCATCAGTTAATGATCCTCCTGTTGGATCGATTGTTATGTGGCCTTCTGCTACTGTCCCTAGCGGTTGGCTTCATTGCAATGGGCAATCTGTCGAGCGTGATACTTATGAAGATTTATTTGATGTTATTGGTGATGATTATGGAGCCGATGATGGAGATCACTTTAATGTCCCCGACATGCGTGGCCTCTTTGTAAGAGGTTGGGCAAATGGATCAGCAGAAGATCCAGGCAGGGTAGTTCGTACTGATAGGGGTGATGGAACAACAGGCGATAATGTTGGTACGAAGCAAGGTGATTTAGTTAAAACTCATACTCATACATACGTTGATCAGGTGAATGATGGCAATGGAAATTATCGTTGGTGGAAAGGAGGAGACAATGATTGTGCATCAGCAGATAAAGAAACAGCAGCCACAGGAGGAAACGAATCTCGGCCTAAGAATATAGCTATGATGTATATAATCAGAGCTACTTAAAACTAATGGCTATATCTCCAGGCACTTATGATATGACCATCCAACGGAGGTCAGATCATACGGTTAATGTCACTTTAAAAGATGGGAATAATCTTGCTGTAAATTTCTCAGGCTACACATTAGCTTCACAGGTATGGGACGCAGCCAGAACAACTAAAGCTGCTGATGCAACTTGTACTATTACAGATGCTGCTAATGGCAAATTTGATTGGAAGTTAAGTTCTACGCAGACAGCAGCTATGACAGCAGAAGAATATAAGTATGATGTTCGACTGACTGTGGGAGGACTCCACGAATACTGGATTGAAGGTACTATCTATATGAGTGAAGGTTACACAGCATGACTTCGGTAAACATTTCAACGACAAAGAACACTGTAACCGTTGATGAGGATAATCCATCGGTCATAACAGTTGCGACTCTCGGACCTCAAGGACCAGCCGTCCCAGATGGAGACAAAGGAGATATTACGGTTAGCAACAATGGAACGGTAATGACCGTTGATGCGGGAGTTATTAATAATGCCAAGATTGCGTCTGATGCAGCGATAGCGTTATCAAAACTTGCTACTGGAGCGTTACCTACAGGGATTACTGTCGCTAGTGCTAACATCCCTGATCTGACAATTATCAACTCAGATATAAGTGCAAGTGCAGCAATAGCAGGAACAAAAATATCTCCTGATTTCGGAAGTCAAAATATTGTTACGACTGGGAATATAACAATTGCTGATGTAACAGCAGCATCTTTAGATATTTCTGGTGATGTCGATGTAGACGGAACTCTTGAAACTGATGCTTTAACAATTGATGGAGTCAGTCTTGCAGAAACAATTGCTGATACTGTCGGAGCGATGGTTGGAAGTAATACTGAGACAGGGATTACAGTTACCTATGACGATTCAGATAATACTCTTGATTTTGTAGTAGGAACTCTCAATCAAAACACAACTGGCAACGCAGCAACAGCAACAGCACTTCAAACAGCAAGAACTATTAATGGAGTTTCCTTTGATGGAACAGGAAATATCACTATAACTTCTGCTGCTGACACTCTTTCTGGTACAACTTTAAATAGCTCCGTTGTTACTTCCAGTCTGACTTCAGTTGGAACATTAGGATC